TCGGCTTTTGCGGATTCCATCTGGCCCTTTGCCCTGTTGGATTGCGCGGCGAAACACTTCTACACAACAGCCAACAGACTTGCCAGAGCCGACTGGCCCTCTTACGCCACGAAAGAATGTATCGTCTTTCATAAACCCTTTGAGAACTTCTCCATCGGGTTTGTATTTGAAGTCTATCATCTAAGTCCTTTGTCCACTCCAAAGCGGATCATGTTCTCGACCACCTCTGGGGCAATGCTATCAATCAGCTTATCGCACTCATGGTCTGTGACGAAGTGATGCCCATGCTTTGCAATGACGCTTGACAGATGAACCTTACGAACAATGCCGCGAAGCAAGTCACGGTCTTGTTGAGTAATTGTGGAAGTGAAGCTCACTTCTTTTTCCTTTTCTTTTTAGGCGCAGCTTTCGATTCATCAATGTCAGGCGTAGAAGGGTTGTCAGCCTTGTACGATCCCTTGGCTGTTCTTGCCTTCACTGGCTCTGGCCCTTCAACCAAACGCTTGCTATCAGCCATGCGCGTCTTGCCAGTGTAATGAACCCCTGCAATTGTATGGGTTTCGCCAGTCCATAAGTCTTCAGTATGTGCAATGTAAAAAGCCATTAGTCTCTTCCCCCTATAGTATATTTGCCCTCCATGTTCCACTTCCGCTCAATCTTTTTGGCTTGGCTAAGAAGGGACTTATACTTCGGGTCTTTGCTGCGAATGTAAGACGCAACGTCCATCATTATATTGTGATAACTGCGCAGCCACTTATTCGGCGCTGTATCCTCTGTAACCTTATCTGGTATATCAAAAGCCTTCATTTGATTGAGAAGACTGCTGTACCGCCTCTCGGTCGGAGAAGTTTTCTTCTCTGGCATCAGTATTTACTCTTTAGCGCTGTAAGCATTGAGGACTGACTTACGCCGCCGCTTGGCTTCGGGACATCCTTCAAGGCGTTCTTGCCGCGCTTAATCTTGCTTTGAAGCAAAGAAGAAAGAGGGCCGTAGTCAACCTTCATTTCCTTATAGTAGTCCTCTGCGCTTTTACCACCTGCACACATAACTAAGCCTTTCCTGCTTTAGCGTTCCTTTTAATAGACCGATTAGCCGCCCTAGCTATAGAGCGCAAATTCTTAGAAGAGTTGTCTTGCGGGTTGCCATTCTTGTGATCTACATCCTTGCCGTCATTCCGCTTGGCCTTGCCAGACTTCTCTAACTTATAACGAGCCTTCTTCCTTGCCCTGTTAGCCGCCATGCGTTTAGGCGACTTGTCGTACTTGCCCTCACCAGACATAGAATAATCGCGGACATAATTCTTACCACTAGGCACTACATCTGCCTCTTCTTAGCCATAGATAACAAAGACTGATCCTTAAGAGGCTGAGTCGGAGAAAGCATACCGCCGCCGCCTTTGCCGCTTAAATTCTTAAGCATAACCTTTAAGCTCTTAATTTTTTTATTAAACTTTTTTTCTTTCTTCTTATCTATCTCACGAGGATATTCAGAGCCGCTTTCATCTTCATAGAGCATATCCTTACGCCACTGAGTATCATCAATTAAATTCATAATCTCTTTGCGCTTGCGACGAACAACAGCAGCACGATTTAATTTCTTACTCATCTTTTTTCTTCCTTAAGTATCCACCACTCTTGAGCGCTGCCTTGGCGACAGTCATGTCAGCCCTATCCGGCTGCTTCTCTGGGGTACGGTCAAATCTACTCATGTCAGAACCTTATGCAGATAAAAATATTTTTGACAATGCACAAATTAGCCCACATTCGTGGGCAAGCTCTGAAGGGAAATAATGTGAGTTGGAGACCCCCTTACAGTTTTCAACCGCAACTTTTCCCCCACCCCCCTACCTAAGCCCAAGCATTGCAGGTCGTTTTCTGGCAAACGCAGCGAAGATCAACCAAGGTCAATAGATACACGGATATCACCTGCCACCTGCACTTGAGAACGGTCAATAGGTTTATACCCTGCACGATCTAGCAAATCCTTACTGGCTTCCAACTGGACATACTCAGACTTAGCCCCTGTTGCTAGCCTTCTAATAGTTCCAGCAGCCAATGTAGCACTCATTCCAAACTCTTCATTCATCCTCTGCATCAGGTACTGCTGCACATGGGGCAACTTCATAGTCTTGGTAGCAGTCACTCTTCCAGACTCGCCCTTACTGTATCCTGCTAGCTCTGCGGCTTGAGCCAATGTGCATCCTTTTGCTACGATGGTATCCACCAAAGCGGTCTGTTTATCGGTTAGCTTTCGGGTCACTGGAATCATATGACAATCCTTTCTTCTATGCTGATGACACGCACATAACTAACTGTTGCTGTCTGTGTTTGCTAGATGGTGTAGACATCATAAAGAAGGATTCATTGTATATCTCATTCGCTTGCCCCCCTCTCCCTCTCTCCCCCCACGATAGCACTATTTCTTAATGTGCTGTCAATAGTGACGTAACGTCACCTTGCCAATTACGTAGCGTCACACCTTGCCAAAAGCATTGACGTAGTTTGGGGCAATTTTGCATTTAATTGTGCTTCGCTCTCTTTTTTGCAAAACCGCGCTACTCATCAAAGACAGAGCCACAAGTGTCTCTGCGGCCTGTGGGCCGTGAGTATCGCATTGGCCTAGTGAGGATAGGCGATACGCTATTCACAGTTCATTGCCTGATGCAGTGTACAAGAATGATTGTCCCAATCATGTCACTCCGTTAGCTCTTCCGAGGGACAAGCTTGTTAAGCTTGACCAAATGACCTTTAAAAAGATCAAACAAACAAGAAAAAGAATACTGAATTTTCTTGCGAAAATACTCTAATAAAAAGATTTGGCTAAGACGCCAAAGTCGGGGGTTGCAGAACCGTCATAAAGCAACGGCTTGCCAAGATCAACCAGATTGGCGGCCTTCATACATTCTTAGTGTTCCGTCTGCTATCCCTCATGTTGTGCTTCTTGGCTTGTGTTGGCGTGTGTGAGTCGGGCAGACGGTGGCGTATGAACCTTCCGCAAATCAGGTTGATCTTGGAAGCTGCGTTTTAGTTGTGCTGCGCCCTGTTTAGTGGCAACGCTTGCGCGTTGCTGTGCAGCCAAGGCCGTTGCTTTAAGACGAACCTGCGGCCACCCCCGACTTTGGGTCAAGCCAAATCGAAGAAAAACAGCAACCGATCTAGATATAGGAGATAAGATCATGGCTAAATTGAATGTAGAGACGCACAACGCAGACGGCAGCATCAACGTTGCCTCAGATGAAATGGTTATAAATAACGATGTACTGCGCCGCATCGGACTAGAAGCTTGCGAAGCTTTGACAATGTGCTTTGCAGGTGGCGACGAATACCAAGGCCGCAACATTGCAACGCAGCTTTGCCGCATGGCCGACTTTATGCTGCCCTATCAGAGTGACCAACTCGACTCTTTTGTGGCTGACAAAGAAGTCCTTGCCGAGAACCCCAACAAAGCAAACTACGACGAAGAAATGGAGGAGTTACAACGCAAGATCGACGAGAAAGCGATTAACGTAAATCAGCTCCTGCTACTGCGCGACATCACCCGCAAAAGCTTTGCCACAACGCAGGGGTTTAAATATGTCCCGAAGGAAACAGCCAAACGCAAGCCAACAGGCGTAGCAGCCACCGCAGCTTTCCTTGCCAAGCGCAAGTAAAAACAACAGGGGGCGGCGCAAGTTGCCCCCAAAAAATTCGCAATGTGTGCCATGCTATTCCTCGTTCCTCGGGCATGGTCACTTGCGGTCACAACCGCCGAAATGAATCTCGCATTATTCCGATCAAAGATCGGGCGAGATAAGAACATAAACCACCCAGAACAACGGACTGGAGAAGCAGCAACCAACCACCGCAGAACGCAAGCCTCAAAAAAAATAAGATATGGGGACACAAGCGGGACTATTTACTACGGTGAGATATTTGCAATGCAGATTTGTGTATCAACTTCAACTGTATCAACTCTGTCAACAAGCAAAAGCGTCCGAGTAATTAGTATACTGATCTTAAGCTAAAGAACAGTATACAATCAGAAGTAAAGTGTCCTGCTATTTATATAAGGAGACAAAGTGACGTAACGTCACAATAGATTATTAATTATTAACACTGCATACTAGCAGTTGTTAACCCACTGTCCAGAGAGGAGAACATCATGGACAACAAAACAAGACTGTACTCAACACTCAACACAATGAAGATCGTTAAGAATTTTGCAAATGATCGGCAGAATTATCTTAACTTGCTTGAGTATTATTCAGCAACTATCGAAGTGATCTTTGATGAAACAGCTTACAACCCAGAAGCTGTTGCTAGAGTCAGGGTGCTGACACGATCCTTTAACGATGAAGATTTAAATTACAAATCTTTTTATCTCAGAAAGGATACCTTTGAAGATGATGTGCAAGAAATTGATGACCACATTAAGTCATTGCCCAATCTGAAGTCAGCAAAACAAGCCGTCTTAATGAGGCAGCTTGAAGCAGTAAGAGAAAGTTCAGACGATCTTGGCTTGGACTTCTCAGCAGCAATCACAGAGATAATGGAATCTCTATCCTCTAACATCTTAGAAGCCCCGAAGGGAGATGTCGCATGACATTCATGAAACCTATCAACGATTGGAACTTCCCAATTAAGATGATGCCAACGCCTAACGCCGTGACTGGTGAGCCTGTACCCAATTCGGTACAGGTGATCCGCACTGACACTGATGAAGTGATGGGCGTTCACGGCAGTAAATATAAAATAGTCAGCCATAGTTCAGCTTTTGAGTCAGTGTTTGATGCAGCCAAAGCATCTAACATTAGCTCGGATTTTGTAACCGACATTCAAGTCTATGAAGGTGGTCGCAAACTCAGAGGTAAAATTACATGGCCTAATATAACTGTTGAACCGCAGGTCGGTGACACTATTACCTATGAGGTTATAGTTAATAACAGTCTTGATGGAACTTGGGCTTTCGCTCAATGGAGTCAAGGCAATCGGTTATGGTGTAAGAACGGTTGCACTACTGCTGACATCTCAGCTTATTCTAAATATAAACACACTGCCTCTATTAACGTAGAAGGATCAGCTATCAAGATTGCTAATGGGCTATCTGCTTTTAAAGAACAGAAAGATGTATGGCAATCTTACATGGGTGTGAAGATCAGCAATGACCAAGCAGAAAGCTTCTTTAAGAAGCACCTCTGCAAAATGCACACTCGCCAAGCCAACACCCTCAAGACCAACGAGCGGCAGCTTAACAACCTGTTGTTTCAATGGAGCGAAGAGAAAGCAGCACTCGGCCCGAACAAGTGGGCTTTATATAATACCCTAACCCATTGGGCGACACACACTCAGGATATGCGCAGCCCTCATACAGCGCGTCATAACCGTGAGGCAATCATCACCAGTGCAATGCGTTCTAGCACATGGAAGGAGCTAGCATGAAGGCAACACACCAACACTACGAATACATAGCGGACAACTTAGCTCCGCTTGTATCATCGCCAATCGTAATCGAACAGATTGCTGATGACCTTGAGATTCTAAACGATAAGTTTAATCGTAAAAAGTTTCTCAAAAGAGCCATTGCTAATTGGGAGCAGAAGAATCTGCCCCCGATTATTGATGACGAAATCCCATATTAAAAGGAGAACCAAAATGGGAATGAAAATTATCCGTGGATTAAAGATACCAAACCCAAAGGGTCAAGGCTTAAAGTCAACCCTTTGCCTAATGGAA